AGTCCTTATCAGACTTTATTACCTACTATCGTCAGATAGCAGGGCCTCACTAAGATGTGATACACTTGTATTATATCTTGGAAGAGGTTAGTTAGAAACTTGATACAATATAATTGCATTAAGCTCTGTAATCTCTACTTTTCGATTCAGTGTTAAACCGAAAGTACTGAGTGGCGGGAGTTCAAGGCTTAGAAACCTCTCCTTCCCTTCTCATCAGGCACATTATGTGTTCCTGACCAGTTTACTGATGGGACTTACAATCGTACAAGACGAAAAGATATATTAGTAGTGTCACTTAGATTTTCCAAAGAGTAGCTTCTTTGTGGGATCCATGTGATCTTAATGACATTATACTGTAATTGGCACAATCTCGGCTCCCGGGGCTTAATTCCGGGAGTATGAAATTGATAACCAATGTGGTATCGACCACGCTCTTCAAGGAGTGGCTGCTGCCCATCATTTCTTTATTAAGAAATAAACGCCTATCCGGAGTGATTACCGGACCGCGGATGGAAACAGACTTCTATAAATCATTGTTTTACTAATGAAATCAAAATTCCAACAGAAGATAACATCTTCATGGACCTTTAGATTTAAAAGTTTCAACTTTGAAAATATGGATGCCATGATCTCTCGAAAGGGAGGTCGACCTCTTAGTAGAGTAATCTTACGATTAACTCCACTTTGAGGTGGTCGTACTACTAAGGCTGTCGCAAGTATCACGAGATTGATACTTGTTAGATTTTCAAAGATTGCTGCTTCTCAAGGTATTCCAGGTTTAGTTAAATACTTAAAATCTGCTTCTGTAAGGTTACAGCAGTGGATTGGAGGTATGCCTCCGATGGTGTTATCACCTCGGATTGGCTTAACTAATGATGGACTACCTAGGGTGCTTCCAATAGTACTTCGATCTTGATTACGAAAACAAAGAGTCTTTGCTATGAAAATGGCATTGACCTTATTTTCTCTTTACAGGGATTTTAAAATCCCTGCAAAGATTAAGATTGAAAGTATTACTAAACCTTTCTCAGGAAATGAACAGTTCCTACAAAGTTTAGAGACTTATATACCTCTATTTTGTAAACTGTTTTGTCCAAAGCAATCAGGAAGAGATTTATTAAAAGGAAGATTTTCATACTTCCCAATAAATAAATCCTCTCCCCAGAATCTTCCTATAAAGCTTTCGCGATATATGAAGGTGGGAACTGCTTCCACTAATCCTTTTACTTTGATTAGATCTGCTTTATTGTTTTCTGAATCTCAAATAAGAGATTTAGAAACATTAGCATCATTAAGTGTTGAGAATCCTAATAATATAATTAAGATTTCTGCAACATTTAAAGATGAATTCAGAAATAATCCAGTAAATGTAATTAAATGGATTCAGATTGCCTTTGCTTTATTCAATAAAGAATTTCCAAAGAGAGTCCAAATACGAAATCCGTATTTAGGACGTTTAGGTTTATTATTGGAACCAGCTGGTAAAATGAGAGTTTTCGCTATGGTAGATCCATGGACTCAAATGATTTTACGACCTTTCCATGATGCAATCTTGAAACTAGTATCAAGATGGCCAATGGATGGTACGTTTGATCAATTAGGTCCTTTGAAACGAGCATGAGGAAGTAATTCCTTATACTCGATGGATCTATCCTCTGCCACCGATAGACTTCCAATTTCGCTTCAAGCTCAGCTTTTAGGTAAGGTATTTTCCTTATCTGAAGAAGAGCGATTAGCGTGAATTAGAGTTTTAGTAGACCGTCCTTATGGTTTACCAAACTATGCTAATCGAACTCTTGAGTTCGTAAAGTATAGTGTTGGTCAACCTATGGGGGCCTACAGTTCGTGGGCAATGTTAGCTTTAACACATCATTTTATTGTGCAAGCAGCAGCTTGAAGAATCGGGCATCCTCATGATCGTTTATTCATGGGGTATGCCGTGTTAGGTGATGATATTGTAATCTTTGATAAAAAGGTTGCAAAATCATACCATGGGATAATTCTAAAGATTGGAGTAGAATGTAATCTTTCAAAATCTATCATATCCCCAAAAGGGATTGGATTAGAATTTGCAAAGAAAACATTTTATAAAGGGATTAATGTATCCCCTACTCCTTTAAAAGAATTATTCTCGGCCCTTCAATCCCCATCTCAGTTAATCATGTATGGTAAAACATACGGTTTAACATTGACTGGATTGGTTAAAGTTGCAGGTTTTGGTTATAAAGTTCTTGGTGGACTTAATCGTCCTCTTCGAGCTCAAAACTACAAAATCTGTCTCTTAGCTATGGGAGTTATGTTTACTTCAACAGACCTTTTGGATAAATACTTAAGAAAAGGATTATATAAATGGATGAAGGATTCAACCTTCTATCTATTATTAATCTTTTACCTTGAGTCTTTAGTTCAAAAGTTATCTGATAGGTTGTTAAATACCATGTCAGATTTCTCTAGAGAGTGAACACCTCCTGTACTTGTGTCGAGCTTCTTTAAGGAAAAGGGACCCTTTAACCTTCAAAAATCATGGATATCAATAAGAAATCTTATGATAATTTATGAATTAATATATTCTCCATATAAGAAAAGATCTTTAGAAGAAATGGCCAATCTAGAGGCCGATCTTTTAAATCTCTTTACTGAATTACGAGATTATATTAAATACGATATCACTATCTCTTTAAAGAAGAAATTCCCTATTGAGTTTAATGAAAACGTAATTTTGAGTGTTAAGTCTCTCCTTTTAAAAGTTGTAAAAGCAACTTCCTCTGCAGGAGCCTATTCTACGGAATCTCTAGACTTAAATTTAGATAATCTAAATAAAAGACCTGGAGCTCCGAAGATTCACCGAACATTGATTGGTATGAATTCTTTAATTAGAACTTTACCAATACGAGATCTTCAAAAATCTTTGAAACTACAAGATAATCAAGACAAAAATAATGATTTAATTGAATCATCAATTTTTGGCCTTATAATCTTTTTGATGAAAATTTTATTAACATCAATGATTAAAACCATAACACGTCTTTCAAAAGTATTTGGAAGTAGTCGATTTCTAACAGCAATTAGTCTTTCACGAGTTCTCGTGAGACCAATTCCTTTTGGAGCTCGAATATCTTTAAGTTCCCTTTCATGGGTCAATATTAAGAGAATTCTCTTAATTATGACTGTTTCTCAAATCTCTCTGGCACTAGTGAGCATGCTTATATTAAGTATGTCGCTGAGTACAGCGGGTTATTTGAAAACAACTATGTTTGGATCACTTTTAGAATACTGGCCTATCTCATATGAGATGTGTCAGTCTACTCTAAGTATACTTTGGAAGTATTCATCAATTTGGTCGATAATAGTAACGATTAATCATTGGACTGATCTTACGATCTTATTCCATGAACAATCGTCTACTTATACCCAATTATTTGGGGCCATATTATCTTATCTATGGGTGATTAATTACTCAATGGCAGAAAATTTCTTTTCTGTATTGATTAATGATCCAACACATATTTGGGATGCTGTGGCTATCAGGGAACTTCGATTGTTAGTCGATTCTATTGGATGAAGCTATACCTTATTATCAGAAAAGATAATAATATCAGTTCCATCTTTTATTAGTCCTTATATAGGGACAATATTTGATTGGCTGAGTGGTATAGGAAATTCAACTTTAGCTTATATTCATTTTGGATTAGCATCCTCATGAAATTGGCTTGTAGTTGGGATTCAGAGTTATATTACTCCTTCTAATCCTTTAGCGGCTTCAATTCTTGAACCCGTGACCAGAAATGTAGCTTCCTTAATTGGAGGATGGTTGTTATGGTGGATAATAAAATGGTTATTCTTTTAATTAGAAATAATCAATTTGTTATCCTTGGCAATCTTGACTCTTGTTGAGTCTTAGTAGGCGACCAAGTTAAAATAAATAAGACCAGATCTAGTTTAAACTAGAAATGGATACTTATT